GTGGCTCCTCCTCTGTTAACTATGCGTATTCGAGCACGCGTTGAACCACCCACGACCGAGAATCTCGGTCCTGGCTTGTTTAACGCTTATGATCCAAGCAATAACCATACTCACATCAACGAAAGTTGGGGTGGGTTAGGTATCGTTCCGAAAGACTTGGTATCTGAGACCATCATTGATGATCCAGGTACCAGTTATTCGTTTAAGCCCGTAGAACACACTAGAGTGAAGCTTCAAAACTTCTATGGTAGCTCATTTGAGTTGTACCATCCCCTTGTGGGACTTCAGCAGTTCGCAGGGCCGGGCGCTGTCTGGTTTTGGACGAAGGCTCCCCCTTATGGGGATCTTACCGTTCCAAGTACAGTCAGTGTTTTTGCTAAGGATCAGGACTTGTTGGTTCGTGACACGTTAGACGCTTTCTATAACAGAAACGAGGTTGATTCCTTGTTAAATGTTGTAGAAAGTCCTGAACTCGTGTCATCGTTGCAGGGTCTTCGTACCTTGCTCTTTGACCGGGGTTTCCGGGATAGATTTCATGACTCCCTATGGTTCTTTGATAAGAGCCGTAGAAGGGGACAGAGATTCAAGCACTTCGCACGTAACAGTGCGGCCGTGACATCGAACCTGTACTTGTTCTGGTCATTTGGAATAGCTCCACTAATATCCGATATGAAGAAGATTCAGAAAGCTTGTAAGACACTTAAGTCAAACTTGCGAACTGCGATCAAGCGACAACGGAAATTAGTATCGGTTCACCGTAAAGATCAGGGAATTCTTTATTTCTCTGATATTAATGGCAATCCGGTTGATACCGTTACAGCCCCATCGGGTCTAATGTCCTGGAAGATTCAATCTGTCCAGGCCCCGATGCGTATCTGTACCGTCCGCGGCTATAGAGACGTTCAGTATGGTCTAAGGAACTTTAGGTCCCTTGACTATATGCTAGAGCGTTTCGGCAGTCGAGGTCCAGCCAGCTTCGTGTGGGAACGGATTCCGTTCTCATTCGTAGTTGACTGGTTTCTTGACCTTCGCGGCATTACTAATCATCTTGATAATCTCTTAACAGGGAGTACCAAGAAGGTTGTTGATATTGGAGTATCCGTTAAACACGAATCCTTCATTCAGCACATCTCAGATAGGCGTGGATCCGGGTATGAATCCTGGTCCACCTCTCCTGAGCATGATGTGATGTCCCAAGCTAATGTTAGCTCTTACACCAGAAGTCCAGTCGCGATGCCATCATTGACACCGCGTTTATCTGGCAGGTTCGGAAAAAAGCAAGCTAGCCTTTTGGCTGCTCTGCTCCATCAAAAGATGGCGAACCTGTTACGTTGATAGAACAACGCCCCTAACGGGGGCACTTAGCCATGAATAGTTCATTAACTGTCAGCGCACTGACGTTTACGCAGTCGTATAGCGATAAGCTAAACGGCTCGCTTCGACGTGAAGTTTCTCGGGGAGTTAATCTCCCCGAGACCATGTCGATTAAGCATAGGTCATATATCGATTCCGCGACTAAACGTCCCGGTGTCGAGAGTGTCCTTATCTTTGAACGTCATCTGGCTCTTGCTGATGGGACTATCGTCCCAGCAGCTCGAGCCCAGCTGAAGGTCTCGTCGCTAACTGACACTGGTGTTGCGTCGTCCGATGTCCTCGCGGTCATCGAGCGAATCGTCAATACCATTCAGGAGGATGATACCGGTCTGGATCTTGCTGACGAAATTTTCGTCAATAAGGAACAGTAACCTCACAACCTTAATAAGGTTGCTTAGTATCGTCCCACAGATATGAACTCCAAATGTCTATGTGTCTTGTAAGTAATCATATATATGAAAACGATCAATACACGTCAGGCAGTTGCAATGCATAGTTCTACGGTCCGAAATGGCCGTAATATTGTTAGAGGCAGTGAAGTCGTTAGGATGTTAAGTGAAACGATGCGTAAAGCAGCGTTTGACTCTATGTCCGTAGACTCTATTGACCTCGTCAATGGAGCTATGTGCATGCGCAGTGATAAGGGACGGTGGGGCCCATACCGGTGTTATACCGTTATTCGCCTCTACGTCCACCTCACTACGTCGGAGTCCTATATGTCACATCTCACTCTTAGCTATTCTCAAAGTACTATGGAGTACCTTGGGCGTAGCGATGGGTGGTATGTTTCTTCTGAAAGCGACCTCTGCCCCATAGCATGGGGCGAGGACCTGCCTAGCTGGTTTTATGACGATACTCTTGAAGAGATCGTCCGATCCCCAGCTAAGCTTAGCAGAACATCTCGGTGGCGTAATAGCCTCCAAGGTGTTCTGTGATCAGCAACTGTACAGGTTAAGGGTATATACTATCGTGAGCATGCTAATTAAAGCATACGATAGCCTGCTAGCTGACATACGACGGTTAACAGGGCGGCCACTTGGCTCCCCTGTTGACTTGACTATGAGTTGGGTGCTTATAGAAGCACCTAAGCTAGACAAGGAACTGTTACAGTATCTAGAAGGAAACCGGGATAGTATCCCTACGTTTCCGGAGTGGCTTATGCCACTCTGGGACGCCTTCATCTCCAACAATAGAGATGCAGGTATTCTTCAGATGCTTAGGACAGTACTTGTGTTCGGTTATAAAGCCGAGTTCGAACCCGATGAAAAGCAACTACAAGAAGGCCAAAAGGCCTTTGAAGAAGCTAATCAAGGATGCTGCCTATGGGGTTCTTCATTTACTAATGAAGAACTTTATCCGCAGGTTTTTGATGAAGCTCGCCGCCTGGTTAGCAGCGTGATATCACGCTGTAACTGGACTGAAGCCATCCCGTGTCACGGTCCCGGAGCGGTTTTTCCGCGCCGGTCCGCTAGCACTAAGGGTGACTTCGCCGTCTACACTCCTCTAACGAGGTTTTATCCCTATGATGTTCATTTCAACGCCATTCACGAAAGTGGATGGTCTGACCTGACATCAACTGCTGTCGAACACGACTTAATATCGTGTAAGATGGTTGCTGTACCCAAAGACTCCCGAGGGCCACGCTTAATATGCGTTCACCCGAGTGAGGCTGTATGGATTCAGCAGGGACAACGTCATGTCTTGGAGAACGCGATCGAACACCACCGTTTGACCTCTGGAAGAATTAACTTCCGTGATCAAACTGTGAATGGACGATTAGCGCTTCAAGCCTCTAGGGACCGTGGTTTTGTCACCATCGACCTAAAGGAAGCTAGCGACAGAATTAGTTCGGTGCTGGTACAGTACCTTTTTGGGTACGCATACCAGTTCCTTAATAGTTCTCGCGCTAGCACTTGTCGTTTGTTAGACGGCTCGGTAGTTGGGCTTTCGATGTACGCTCCGATGGGGAACGCAACAACGTTTCCTGTCGAAAGCCTCTGCTTCTGGAGCTTAGTTCGAGCTGGCATACTCTGTCGTCATGGTCAATACTGTGACGATGTTTATGTCTTCGGAGACGACATTGTTGTTCCTACAAAATACTACGAGGGTGCTATCTATGGGCTAGTCTCGGCTGGGATGATTCCCAACTTTGGCAAGACCTTTAGAAAGGGACTCTTCCGAGAGTCCTGTGGCGTTGATGCCTTCAATGGCATTGATGTTACGCCCCTTCGTTGTAAGGTTAGGCATGTTGTCTCCTACTCAGATGCTGAATCCCTATGCGACCTCGCTAAGAGGTCTCGCATTCGGGGGTTCAGTGATCTATCTGCGTTCCTATACTCAGTGGTGGCGAAACGTTTTGGTCGTTTGTCATTGACAAACAATCCCAATGCGTCCGGTCTCATTGAGTATACTGACTATGATTTCGGAAAACTGCTCCT